AACGCTGCGTTGATCTGCTCTAAGGATGCTACCTTGTAGTAGTCTTGGGATTCCAGATCGGCATTGTCTACCGGTGACCGTTCTACCTGTATGGAAAAATCAAAGGTTGCCAACACTTGCGTGCCGGAAATAATCGCGGCGTCAACCCGTACACTGCCCGGCTCCGCCAGCATCTGAGGCGCAAGAACAATGGTAATGCGCCCATTTGCCGCGTCCACTGTATAGGCGCGCTTACCGTCTGGTAAGGTATCGTACATCCCCGCCGCTCCGCTTGCTTTACGGTAACGAATTAAAATTGCTGCGCTAGACGGAACTGGCCACAGCGCACGGTTATCCGTCAGCGTAATTTCTACGCTGCGGCTACCTGCGTCTCCCTGCTTGGCAAAAAGCAAGGGGGTGGCGTCGATGTTTTGTAAATCCAGGGTAATTTTGTTTTTAACTTCCATGGTCTTTGAGTCCTTTCACAATCTTTGCCAGAAGCGTCGCCGCATTTTCCGGGGGATTGCCCAGAGTAACGCTGTCATAACGATCTAACAGCGTGTTGTAAACGGTACGTGTTACCCGCGCTTTCGGTGCGGCGTTCAAAGACGCGAACCGCACTGTAACCCAATCTCCAAGTAATACCTTTTCCAGTGGGGCAAGTTCCCTGTATTCGTCCGTCTGCCACAAAGGAATAAAATTTGCGGTAATATTTACTTTAGGCTCCCGGATCGCGTTGGCCTTAATGTAGTCGTTGGCCTTTTGGCGCAGCAAGCTTTGCGTAGGCGCGCCCTCGGAAAATTCTCCCGTCAGGTCAACTGCCTGAATACGGGGATATCCGTAAGAATTGGACAAGGTAAGCACCTGCTCCAGTAAATCCACATAAACGCCGTCCTTGCTGTAAAACGGATAAATTCCCGTGAGCAAATCCCGCAGATTTGCCTCTTGCTGGGCGGACTGCAAATTTTTGCCGTAGGCAACGACTACGCCATTGTCCGCGCCCCGCTGCTCCAATAGCCGGACTTGAAAATGATCCCACTGTAAATCCCCACCATATGCATTGGCCATACCGTTTTCACTCGCCAGTACGCTGCGTACAGACGTGGGCTTTTTTATGCTAAAATGTTTGATCATCGATAGATCTGTGTGAAATTGAAAGAGCGTTTGCATTACCACGTTTTCCGCCAGCGCCTGCATAGCAGGCCAGGGATACCATGCGCTGAAAGGCTTAACAGGAACGCTGGACAGCCGGTAGCTGATGTGCTGGGCGCTTACTGTAATTTCTCCGCCGTCTTGCCTAGTTACATTATAAATGTCAAAAGGCTGAGGCTTGCCGGTATCGTCGTGGGAAGCGTATATCAGATTCCCTGCAAGAAGATTTTCACAGTGCTGCCCGCCCTCCGGGTAGGTCATATGCAACTCAAAAATGCCGTTCAGTTCCTCCGTAACGACACATTTTGTCGCATCAACAAGCAGCCCCATCCCCAACGTCTCGAACTTGGTTTCTGTGTTCGGATATAAAACTGGAATCATATTTTCCACCACCTCGGCCAAATTGTGAGCTTTTCCACCCCCTGCACCGGGTCGCCTACAATGGAAACTGCATTTTCTCCTGGCTGCAAAACCGGGAAATTTGTGGGGTAGACCACGGCGTTGTTGTAATTCTCCCCACCCTTGTATACGTTTTGCATGGCGCAATCCACATCCAGATACCCTGGAACCTCTAGCAGGGAAAAGGCTCGGTTTCCGATATTCACACTAACCCTCGCCGTCTCCCCGTTGCTCTGGATACGAAAAAGCGGCAACGCCGGGAAGCTGTAGGGATTCACAAGCGTCATGGTAAACGTCCGCACCGCCGGGTCAACAACAATATCAACGGGTGTTTGTCCAGCGTCAGAGAAAAACTCTGGCTTTGCGTCGAACTCCAGCCGCACCCGACCATGGCGGTTCAAAATATTTTCGATGTCCATGGGACCATTCAAGGCCGCCATATGGAAAAAACCGGGCTGGTAGGTATCGTACAAACGCTGATACCCAGAAGCGCCTAAAAGCCACTGGGCGATCTCCGCCGCTTGACGGCCATCTCCCCGGAAGTAGCAGTCGTAAGACAGGGGCACGTTGTCAAAAGCGCCCTCCTCCCGGCGCAACAGGCCGTTTCGGCCGGGGATGGAAAAGGTCTCCACCCGCTTTCTGGGCTTCGGCCAGTTGGGAAAGTGCTCCACAATAAGCCCCATGTCCCGGCTTCGCCGCCCGGCAAACACAAAATAATTACCCATTGGCCGCCACGATCCCTTCTACCTCCGCGAAAATTTTTTTGGAAACCAGCTCCGCAAGCCGCGCCGGATTTTGTATTGCGGCGGTGTCCGCCGCTGTGACAGTAATGGATATGCCGCCTAAATTCACAGCATTTTGGCGTAGGCTTCCAGGGGTGTACCGACCGGCGGGAACAGATATGCGATAGTTTCCCAGTTCCGGCAACGTAATTGCTGCTTTGGATAACGGATCAATCATACTACCGGCAACAAATGAAACGGTTCTTTGCAGCGCAGCCGCTTTTTCTTTCCAACCCACAATGAGACCGTCTACGTCATATTCGGCCAGCCGCCTGAATTTTCTGGAAGGTGACTTGATTTCATTGGTTATGCGGTATTGCCGCTGTCCGGCGGCTGCTAGTCCGTTGACCGCCGCCAAGTATTCCTGGGTCTTTTTCTTAATGCCGGAAATTGCGCCGTTTACAATGTCCATACCAGCGTTTTCCGCGTCCTTAGCCGCCTTGCGCCATTCTGCGTCCGCACTTTTTGTCGCATCGGCAATGCTGGCCGCCAGCCTGTTGCGCTGTTCGCGGTTTAGCTGCATCATGTCTGCCAAGCGGTCAATTTCTTCATCTGTTCCGTTGACCAGCACATCCAAAATCCGCATGGATTCTTCGCTGCCGTCGGAAAGCGTTTGAATTACCCCTTCGTCAATGCCGCGCTCCATAGCTTTTTTCAAATTGTCACTGTATTGAGAAAACGCACGGTTTTGGCTTTCAAGGTTCTGCAAAATCTTGTCAAAGGTCCAATCCGTTTTCATGGACAGTTCGTCGAACGCCCCCACCTGGGAATCTACGCTTTCTCTTGCAGCATTTTTCAAGTCGCTATAGGCCTTTTGTAGATTCAAAAAAGTTTGTGCATCTGCGTCTGCAATCGCCCCGGAAAGCTTCTCCGTTCCGCTGGCTGCAAGCCCAGCCTTTTCCGCGTATTCATCCAGTTTGGCAGAATTTGTATTAATAACCGCCTCAGAATCAGACATGGTACCACGCAATGTATCCATTTGCGGCAACAGTCCATTTAATTCCATATTGATTTGGTCAACTTGGTATCTGTACTCTGCCAACGAAATTGCGCCAGAGTCCATTTGATACTGCCAGCTTGTAAGCTGCGCATACAGCGACGCCACACGGGGGGCAATTTCCTTTAATTTTCGCTGGGATTCCAAGTAGGTTTCCTGCGCGTCTACCAGTGCCTCCGTACTTTTTTGCAGCTTTTTTTGATATGCCTGCGCTACTGCCATATCTTTCCACGCAGAAATATTACCTCTTAAAGCTTTCGTACCGCCTTGCAACAAACCCGTCTGTTCGTTAATGCGGATATTCACATCCGGTAGCAGCGTTTTCAGCAGTTCAACAGTCTTGTTGTACTCGGACTGTGCTTGCTCTGACAGTGCATCCTGATTTTCCAATTCTTCCAGTTTGTTCAGGTATTTTTCCGCAATTACAATCGTACCGTCCAATTCATTTCTGGTTGCGGAAAAATCCACGTCAATTTCTTGAAATGTAGCGTTTAAATCTTCGGCGGATTCGCGCAATCTGGAAACATCTGCTTCAATTTCTGTAACAGATGCATGAATACGCTTTTCGTTTTCATCCATATGTTTCGGCATAGTTGCAAGCAAGGTAATAAGCGTTGTCACGCCTCCAATTGCCAGCGCCCAGGGATTGGCCGCCATCGCAAGCTTCATAGCATTCAGCGCCCCGGTAAACTTCTCCACGTAGGACGCAGCATTCAGCGCAACCTTCATGCTGAGAAGCCCCGCGCCGACGCTGGCCGTTGCGGATACGACCTTGCCGCCGTTGTCCACAATCCAGCCCAGAGTATTGCCCAGACCATCTGCAAACTGTTCAAATTTTTTGCTTTCAGCGGCGTCGTTGAGGCTGGCCGTGATTTTTTGCAGCACGGGAATGGTTTTTTGCAGTACCGGCTTGCCCACGGTAGCTTGCAGCATTCGCCAGGATTCATTTAATTCTCCGGTGACGTTTTCCCAGGCGTCTGATTCTCTTGCCGCCTGGCCAATCGCGCCGGAAGCTTTATTGCCAGCTTCCACCATGGCAAGCAGCACGTCCACCTTCTGGCTTTCAGACAGTTTATCAAAGCTCTGTGCGTACAGTTCGTTGGCCTTAGCGTTTCTGGTGGTCTCCGTGGCGGCAATGCCCAGAGCCGCGTCGTTGGCATAATTGCCCTTCAAAAAGGATTGCCCGCTGTCTTGGCAAAGGCGAAAATCTGGGTGTAGCTGCCCTGTATTCTGGTAGCGGCAATACCGGCCTCGTCGGCTACCGCTTTCAGACTGCTTCTGGCCTGCTTTTCCATCGCACCGAAAGACTGGGAAAACTGTGCCTCCTGCGCTTGCAGGCTCGCCGCCTGTTCGATCATGCCGGAGGAGAAGTTGGAAACCAGTTCCCCCAGCTTCCGCATGCCGGCCATGATCGCGTCGGACAGCAAATTGGCTTTCAGAATGTCCCCAAAATCTGCCGCGCCTTTTCCGGCGGCGTCCAGATTGTCCGCAACGTCCTCCAGTTCATTCCCCCAGTTATCCAGGGCGTCCTGGGCGCTTTGCAGAGAGCGGTTCAGCTTCACCTGTTCTGCTTGGGCGGCAAGCAGCTCCTGCTTCCATTTCTGGGTTTCCCCGGAGACTTCCCCAAACCGCCCGGCGGCGGTATCTACGCCCTGTTGCAAAAGCCGGACTTTTTCATTTTGGGCGGTCATTTGCTTTTCCAAGGCGGCAATGGTAGCCGTCAGCTTTTCCTGGGACTTTTCATTTTTGTCATAGGATGCTGTAACCAACGTCATTTCCGCCGCTGCCGTTTTGCAGGCGGCGTTAGAAACCGCTAGCCTTTTTGCAAAATCCCCTGTGGCGTCGCCGGCGGCGTCTATGTCCTGGGCGGCGGCAGTCAGTTCATTTTGCGCTTCATCCAGCGCTTTATTTAGCCGCACCTGCTCCGTTTTTGCAGTGTTCAGCACAGCTTGCCAGGATTGCATTTCCCGGCTTCCCTCTCCGTATTCCTTAGCCGCCCGCGCCAAAAATTCTTCCGTTTCAGCAATTTTTTTGTTCTGCGCATCCAATTGCTTTCGCAAAACGGCGGATACGGAGTCAAATTTTTCCTGAGATGTGGCGTTGTCGGCAAAGGATTCCGTCACCAGCTCCATTTCCGTTTTCAACGCCCGGCAGGAGGCGTTAATGGTCTGAATTTTGCTCCGAAATTCGCTCCATCCATCTATGCCGATTTTGGGACCGATATTGATCGCCATACTTCCACCTCCTACAAAATGTCTGGAATGGCGGCTTCATCGTCCGCCGGGGCTTTCGGCTCTGCGCCGTTTGCGATATAGTGGCAGGCGATTAGGTCGTTCATTTTACCTACCCTTGTGCGGAGCACCTCCCGCTCCGATATGTGGAACATGTGTCCCCAATACAGGTACCAGGCAGCGCAGAGTCCTAGTCCAACTCTGCGCTCTCGGCGTTTTTTGAGGTGTCAACCTCTACAGTCTGCCCCATGCCTTGGTCAATCGCTTCCCAAACCGCCTTTTGACAAGGAACCATATCGGCAGGGCACATCAGGTGCGGAACCTCTAATTCATTGGGCACGTCCCGTGCTTCGCAGATTTCCCCGTTTAAAGCCGCTAGCACCTGTCGGTTCTCCTCCCCGGCAGCAATCAGCACCCCAAGCACCTGGGCAGTGGCATTGGCTGCACGGCCTGCACTGACTGCGCCTGCCTCAGATTCTGCAACGCCTGCCGGAACGCCGGCCATATAGTTACCCAGATTTTCCAGACCGCCGCATAAGGTTTCGATTTCCTCCAGCGCCGCCACAGTCAGACACAAGGGGTATTCAGTTCCCGCAAGGGTAACAGCAATCGCTTTCGGCTCCATCTTATTTCACCTCCACAGTGGTTACAATCCGCAAGCACTTTTTGACGTAAGCGACGGCCTCCGGCAGCGTGGCAAAGGTCGCTTCCCGCTTCCAGGCGTGCTTTTCAGAATCGTCCCGGAAAATCTGCGCGGATAAAGACGTAGACTTCCAGTCAATAGTCTTGCCCTCTGTAGTAGCCGAATCATTGGGCACATCGTACTTGATTTTGGACAGCACCACCGCCCGGTACAGCAGCTTGTTATTTTTTTGCTTTTTGATTACGCCGCCCCAGCCAAGATAAGGGGGCGCTGCGTCGTCGTCATAAACCAGCTCAAAAGCCTCCTCGTTTCCGGCCAGCGGCTTTTTTGCAATCCCCAAAATAAATGACGTTTCCTCCGGCAGCAAATCGTCTGTTTCGTGATTCAGGGCGCCGCCGGAAAAGCGCACGTCGCTTTCCGCAACGGCGTCATCCGCGTAAAAATTGTTTTCCCCGGAGGCTTCAATCTGAATATCCACCTCCACCGCCTTGCCCAGCTTCATGCCGTCGGAATAAGATACCGCACCTTCATTTTCACCGTACTTTGCTACAAATACGTTAGAAAAACCAATTTTTGCCATAATATCCTCCTAATCTGCGGCGTTACCTCCGCCACTCATATTTTTTCTGAATTTCTGCAAAAGAATGGTCTAAGCTTTTTCCCATTTCCTTTACCGCCTGCTCCCGAACGCGCCGCACAGCCAGGCGGACAAATGGTATTTTAATTAGCCAGCTTGTTCCACTTGATAAAGAACGGGCAATCAAAACGTTAGGCTGACCGCGTGGCCACTGGTCGGTCACAGTATCGTTGTACCCAGCAAAGCCAATTTTAACGTCAAAAGTGCCATTGTACCTATCTATGGAAGAAATACCCAAACCATTAAGTAACCCGCGCTTCTGCGTTTTACTAACGCCGAATACCATACCGTCTATCATTTTTCTACTTGGCAAATGTTTAATTTCCCGCCGTATTTCATCCGCTACCAACCCCGCCGCCGGATAAATTGCATTGCCTAAAATATCGGTGGGCGTTTCTCCCAACTCCAGAAGCATTTCCATAAACAAATCCATCTGCGCAGACCATGTGGAGCCGCTTCCCGCCGCAGTAATTCTCGTCCTCATAAAACCTCCCAAGACCATTCGTAATGGGTATAGCCGGTATCCGGCTCATACAGGACGCTTTCCAAGTCCCACACGATATCCTCCGCCGCGTCCAGCGCCGCCTCGAAAGCTTCCACCCAGGGATCATATTCTAGCCTGGTATACAAGTCCGTAGTGCCGGTTACAGCGCGTTCCGCATGTCTGCCGTCGGCGCAAAAGCGGTTCGCGCCGTCCTCCTGCCAGACAAAATAGCGGTTCCCCTTCAGGTGCTTCCGGTGCGCTACCGCGTCCGTCACAGCCAGGTGTACAGCTTTGATTTTGTCATACCATTTCATATCGCGCCTCCATTTTCGCAAGGGACAAGTCCATGGACGGGGGATACACGCCCACGGCAAGCTGCACCGCGTCAATGCGGTACGCCCTGCCGTCCGGCAGAATCGCCGCGTCCTGAGGGGAAACCTCCGGGCGGTATGGGGTGCGCACCACCCGGACAATTTCCACGTTGCTCTGCCGGGCAAGGTACAGCCGGTTCAATCCCAGCCGCCGCTCCTCATAGCGCAAGAATACCTTCTTTGTAAGTCTTTCCGCCGGAAAATCTCCGGGGCTTGCCTCGTTGGAAACGTCGCAGACGGTCAAAAGGCCGCTGTTGTAGGTCTGGCTGATTTCATTGTCAGGTCTTGTGGGTTTTCTGCGCATACCGTTCCACCGCCTTGTCGTTTTGCATTGCCAAAAGCAACGCGCCGTAATTGTTTTCAAAAATGTCCATTGCGCCGTCCCTGGCGTAGCGGACATACTCAAAAAGCAGCGTCCGGGGTTGTCCGTCGGCGGCGTAGTCCGCCGACGATCCCAGCAGCCGGTCAAGATATCCCATACCGGAGGCAATCATCTGGGACAGCTTCCGATCCAGTTCACAATCCGGCCAGGTGACGTCCAGGTAGTTCCTTACATCGTCCAGAAGCTGCGCCGAAACCCTGCCCGCCGCCATATTTAGGACTTGGTAACGGTTACGGTGTAGGTTTTGACAGTTTCGCCATCCGCCGCCGTAACCGTAACGGTTAGGGTGTTCGCGCCGTTTGCCCAGGCAGCGGCGCTGCCGTTGTCAATTTCTTTGCCGCCGACCTTCACGCTGATGGTTGCGCCGGCATTAGCGGGTACTGCCGTTACCGTATTGGTCGCGTTGGCAGTCGCCGCCGTGTATGTCGTGGTAGCCGCCGCAAAGGCGGGAGACAGGGACAGATTGCCAATGCGCAGATCGGACAAAGCGGCGTCGCCGGACGGCGCGGGAGCCGTTACCTGCGTGACCTTGTAGGTAGCGGGCGCAAGACCGGAAATATCCAGTACCAGAAAAGCGTTGTTATCCTTGGGCATACCGTTGCCGTACAGCTTGGCGCGGTAAACTCTGGCGTCCTCCAGGAATTTCAGGTGGTCGCTGTATTCCAGCGCCCCCGCTTTGGCGCTTCCCAGCGCGGCAAAGTACCGCTTGGAAAGGCCGAAAATCGCTTTGCCTCTGGGCAGCGCGGCGGACTGCAACACGCTCACGGGATAGGGCAAAACGTTGTTGCGGTAGGTGCCGTCCGGCGCTAAGATCGTGGTAGCGGGCATAACCTTCTGGAAATAGTCCTGGGGATTCACCACCAGAATTACGTCCGTTACAGGGCGGCTCTTGCCGTTGGGGGACTGCGCCAGAATGCTTAAAAGATTGCCGAAGGTCGCAACGGAAAAATCCGTCACTTGAATGGCTGCCTTTTCCGGATACACGCCGTCGGTCACGGTCACGCCAGCGCCAACCTGGCGATTCATGCCAATAGGGGCGTCGTTGCCGTCTCCCAGCAAAACGCCATATTCCAGACCGGCGGCAATCATTTCCGTCAAAACCCGGCGGATGTAGCTGTCCAGCCACGCAGGGCCAAGATCCAGCATGGCGTTGCAAATGGGGAAGAATGCGCTTAGCTTGCAAAGGCCGGTATTGACAGCCTTGAAGCCGGCATTCATTTCCTTGGTGATTTCCTCGCACAGCTCGCCCCACTCAGCTTTCTGGTAGCCGTTGACATTCATAATCATTTTGATTGCGCCGCCGGTTGGCATAAAGTCGATTTTGCCCAGCAGCGGGTGACTGGCTTCCAATTCCTCGAAAACGCTTTCCACCACCGTTTCCGGCATCACAGCGTCCAGATTGGCCAGCGCCTGTTCCGGGTTTTTGCTGCGCATCGCGTCTGCCGCCTTCTGGTAAAAGTCACGCTCCTGGGCAGTCAGCTGCCGGACGCCCCGGCTTTGCAAAACCGCCGCGTCCTGTTCCTCCCGCAATTCCTCAAACTGCCGCAAGGTTTCTCCTTGCATATGGGTCACAAGCTGGGTCATTGCCTCGGAAAATTTTTCGCTGTCATTGGCCGCCAAGGCCGATTGCATGGACTGGCGGATTTCCTCCAATCCGGGGTTGTTTCTCAGGTCGTTGGATAACATAGGCATAATTTTAATCTCCTCTCAAAAAATGAAATTGCATCCCGGCTACCGTATCCATAATAGACTGCCGGGGTGTTTCCTGTTTCATAGGCGCAGGGGCTTTTCCCATTTGCATAGCCGCAGCCAGAACCCGCTTTTTTATGCTTTGGCTGGCCGCGTCCTGCGCGTCGCTTCTGACAATGGCGGTAGCAATGCCATATTGCAGCGCCTGCTCCGGGGTCAGCCAGGTTTCCTGCTCCATAAGCTGCAACACGGTTTCCCGCTGCATCCCCGCCCGCTCCACAAAGGCGCTTACGCCGATTTCCGTCATGGTATCGGCCATTTCCGCCGCCTTGCGCAAATCCGCCGCGTAGCCGTCCGCTCCCGTCATAACCTGGTGCAGGAAAAACGCCGATACGCTCCCGGCAATCCGCCTGTCTCCCGCCAAAAAGGGATACAAAGCGGCGGAGGCTACAAAACCGTCGGCGTAGGTTGTAACGGTTGCTTTGTGCTCCAGCAGCACGTTGTAAATGCCCCAACCCTCGGACACCGCGCCGCCATAGCTGTTGATATGGACGTTAATTTCCGTCACATCCAGATTTTGAATACCGTCGGCAACGGTTTTAGCGGATACCTCCCCAAGAATCGGCCAGGGACAGGTGGTAATATCGCCAAAAATGTAAATTTCCGCTTTGTTGTCTGTTTTCTGCATGGCGCAGTAGCTCATGGAATCGCTCCTTCCTGTAAATCCAGTGTGCGGATCACTTCTTCTAAATCCGCAATATTTTTCGTTAAAAAGTGTTTGCTTGCCCAGGGTTCCTCAATTTGCGGCTGCCCGGCGGCGCGGAGAATATCGTTGACAGTAAAGGCGGCGGAGCCTACCAGCTTTTCCACGTTGGCGGCGTTGCCAAATAAATTAAAGTGTTCAATGGCGGATGAATCCACCCGCACAAAGTTTCCTTTCCTCCAGCCGTCAAAGCCATACCGCTTCCGGGTGATTTCCTCTGCAAGCTGGTCGCAGATAGGGTCGATGCAATGGGACATGGCGCGTTCCTTCGCGCCCTCCACGCCCTCCACCTTGCCGTTGATCAGCACGGCGGGAATCTGAAAGGTCTTTGCCGTAAAGTCAAAAATATCATCGATCATGGCTTTGATATCTCTGGTATCCGGCTTCACGCCGTTTTTACTGCCGCCCACGTTTTCATACTTGTATCCGTCAAACTCCGGCAAAATAGCGCCCCGGCTGTCCAGAAACGGCTTAATTTGCTCCTGGATCATCTTCTGAAAGGTTTCCGCAAAGCCCTCCTGGCCGGACAGCATCTGATTCACCGTAACCTTCCAGTGCTGCCCTTGGCTCCATTCGTAGCTTTGCATTGCCGCTTGCAAAAGCCTTGCGTAGGCGCTGAACATCCCTTGCAGCACCGGCTGCAAATCCATGTGGCGAAGCTGGAGGTGCAGCACATCATCCTCCCGGAAGGTTTTATCGAACTGAAAGCCGTCTACCGTCACGCCGCAATATTCGTTTTGCTTCGTCACATTGCGGTTTTTCACCTGCCAGTCGTCCGCTACTACCACCATGTCGTAGCCGTCCCGCTTCCGGGGGCTGACCAGAAGCGCCTCGTTGTCCTGGCAGAGCTTACCCACCAGCTTGTGCAAAAACGCCGTGGAGTTTTGGTTGACGTTCGGCTCAAAATTCCACATATAGTACTCCCGGTCAAAAACCTCTTTGCCTTGGAGGAAAGTGCGAAACTCGCACCGACCAATGGCGTTCGCGATAAAATCCACGCAGACCCAGAAGCAAAGCTCCCGAATCTGGTATTCCAGCGCCGCGCTGTACAGTTCGCTGCAAACCACTTTTTCCAGTTTGGTTCGCCCGGTTTTCGGGGCTAAAAATTTAAACAAATTAAATCCCATCCGTTTTCCCTCCTTTCTGCGCCGCGCTATAAAGCGATTGCTCCCACCGGGGGAAGCTGCGCCGGGGTTCCGTCTCCCAAGGCGGCCTCCGCCGTCATGCTGGCTACCAGCGCCATAAACATATCCGTTTTGCGGCTTTTAGCTTCAATCTTTGCGTAGGTAAAATTGCCGGTATCGAATCCAATGTTTTTGGACGATCTTTTGCGTTTGGTATTGTTCACCGCCCAGCGCAGGCAGGGGTTATTTCCCCAGGTAAACTGCCGCCGGGTAAAGCATTCTTGAATGACCGGGTCTATTTTCATGATGTCGCGGGGATGCACCAGTTTGACCCGTTCTTTATCCATACTGTCAAAGCCAATTTTCCGCAGTGCGTCCGACATGGCCGTCCACCTGAAATTATCCATTGCCAGCATAACAATGTGATATTTAAGACCGGCCTTTTGGATATAGTCCGCCAGCAAGTCCGGGTGTATGCTCACATCGTCTACAGCCGTCAAAAGCCCGGCCTGCGCCCATTTTTTCCATGGGGCTTTGACCCGTTTCAGGGTTTTGGATTGCTGGCATACCCAGGCGTGGTTGATGTCAAACCGTTCCTCGCCCCGGCGAAAATGCAGATTTACCGCCGCCCAGTCGCTCAGTTCTGCGTAATCAATCCCTACCGTGCACCGCCAGCCTTGCAGATCGGGCAGCGGCTTGTTGGTTGCCAGGATATTCTCATAATCCGTTACCATGATTTCCTTTTGTCCGGAACGGATACCGAACCGCTTGGTAAGGAAATCGCCGTTGGCTTCCGGGTGCTCCTGCCAGTCGGCGTATTCTTCCTCAATTTCCGCTGCAAGGTTGGGAAGATACGGCAAGGACGGGTTCGCCATCGGCCAGTTCTGCCGGTCATGCACCTGCTCGGCGCTTTCCAGGCAGCAGATAAAGGGCAAAAAACCGTTGTCCGCTTCCTTTTCAAACAGAATGCGCCGTCCTCTGGCCAGATAATCGTCCAGCGGGCCGTCTGAAATATCGCCGTTTGACGTAAAATAGCCGACTCTCGGCTGGGCGACCTTCCCCATGCCGGTAATGAAAACCTTGATATTGTCATAGTTTTCATACTGGTGCACTTCGTTGAAAACCACCATACCGGAGCGCAGGCCGTCCCGGCCTTTTGGGTTATTGGTGTGACCCTTCATTTCGCCCTGATTTTTGCGCCCGCGCACGATCTCCTTGGTGTGATAGTAATGTCGGTTCAGTTTGGCCTCATGCTTCGGCGTTTCCAGTACGTTTACAAGGTCTGTGACCGGGCGTTTCGCCTGATCCTCGTTATTGGCGCAAATATCCACGTCGTATCGCGGAACCGGGTTATAGGGGGACAAGGAGCAGGCGGAAATAAAAGCAATCAGCCCGTCCTTGCCCGCGCCCCGGCCAACCATGCAAAACAGGGTTTTCCAGCGCGGCCGACCAGTTTCTTTCCAGTAAGTGCAGTTCCACAACGCAATCAAAAATTCCTCCCAGGGGAAAAGACGGTCGAAGGGGAAATATTTTGCAAGCCCCAGGTACTTGTCCAGTTGGGCGGAATCGGTGTAAATATTTTCGGTTGCAAAGCATTTGCGGATAAACGCCGCCAGGGCAAGCTGCTCTTTGCAGAATCGGTGCGCGGCGCTTTCTATCTGCGCCAGATAGGCTTCAATCCGGGCGTCCAGCCGGGCGGCGGGCGGCGGCAGGACGGTTAAATTTTCCTTACAGATCATCGCCCGGCAGCGCGGGGACAGCCTTTCTTGCCGCGTCCTCAAAGCCCAGCGACCGATAAATCGCAGCCGCTTGGCGGCAAATGTTCATTTTTGCGCTGACGCATGGATTGACCTGCCAGCTTTCCCGCCGCTCGTCCCAGATATTCATGCCCTTTTCCTCCAGCTCCCGGTCGGCCTCCCGCTCGTCTACGCAAAGCCGCAGATAGCGCCGCACCATATCCGCGTAAATGGGGTCGGTCAGTCCTCTGGCCTCAAGGTTGTCCGTTAGCGACTTTTTTAACGCCCGGTATTCTTTCGTTTTGGCAAAATCGCCCATTTTCTTCAACTCCCAGCTTTTCACTCTCAAAAATCAATTTTTCTCAATCTTCACGGCTAAACTGTCTTTTTCTAGCCGGTTTTATCCATTTTCGCAAATTCCTATCGCGTATGCGCCCACCTGCACCCGCGCTGCTACACACCCGTGTGGAAATCTCTGCAATGTCCCATACACCCCCGATTAGCGCGTCAGAACCCCAATTGCGTTTTTCTGAGGGGGGGGGCGTTCCACTAATCCCATCTTTCCGGTGTCAAAGGTTTGGTGGGCTTTGCATATTGCCGCTGGCTTTCCGGATGCAGCTTCTCATGGCAGCTTTTGCACACGGAAATCAACTGCCGCTCCGCCCCATCCCATACGGAAAGCGCAAGGTCAGGCCGCTCCTTCAGGTGCTTTACGTGATGGACAAGCTTTGCGGCGCTGTAGCGGCGCGAACGCTTGCAGACCTGACACTCGAAGTGATCCATGCGAAGCACCTGGGGTCGAAGCGCCCGCCATTCCGGCCAGGAATAAAACAGAAATTCCCGGTTGGACGCAATCAGCGACTGCAATTGCTGCAAACGAAAGTCTGAGATCATACTGCGCAGCCTCCTCCAAACTTTTTCGCGGTAAAACAAAAAGCCTGAACAACCACCACACAAATTCGTGCAGTAATTGCTCAGGCTCAAGGCTCAGGCATAGGGGAAATATTTACGATTACGTCCTGTCTGCAATTTTTGCAGCGCAGAACAAGATTTTTGGAAGCGCTTTCCGGCGTCATGCGCGCCAGCTTTTGCCGCCTGCAAATCGGGCAAATCACCCATCCGGCTTTTGCTTCAATTTGTACTGACATTATACCACATCCGACTGCGTTTTGCAAGTGTTTCACATCCGTTTCTACTCTATTCTCAGTTAATATAAACTCCCCCCAAGTCAGAATTACGCCGTGCCGTTTTCTGTTTGGGAAAGTGCGATAATTGTTAAAAAATGCCCGTAGGCGTTCTGGCATTCCGTGCGATCCAGGATATTTGCTCCCGGCGGCGGCTGCAAGCGGTTGGATTCAGGGACAAAGTCATAGGTTACAATTGGCTTTTTTAAACGCAGGGAAGTGCGCCAGGTTCTGTCTCCTACATAAATTCGCCCCTGCTCTCGCGGCTCCTTGGTAAGATATTTTGCCCAACGTTCGCAGCCATCCTGCCCGAACCGCTCAAAAGAAACATTGTCTCCGTACCGCGACCATAACTGCCGGATGCTGTTGTAATCATCTCCAGTGGCGTTCAAAACAAGATGATGGTGCAGGCGTCCACCGGAATGATACCCCTCCGTACATCTGACGTAGACGGTTTTTTCACCCGCAGTCCGCCGGATGCTGCGCAATTTGCTGATAAATGCCGTCAGTTTTTTGTCCGCTTCCTTTTTTGTGCGCGGCAGCGCGTCCTCCCGGTAGGTCAGCGTTACCACCAAGTCCGTCGGGGAAAAGTTGCAGGCAAGCAGCAGCATCAGCTTTTGCCAGGAAAGCCGGGCATTCAGGCTTTCCCTGGCCGGCGTGGAAATTCGGATTTTTGCATCCCGCTGTACTGCCGCGCTGCCGCTTCGTATGGAGGCGTACTGTACGCCCATCCACAACGGTCCGGCAATGATTATTTTGCGTCGCTCCTTTGCCATTATATCCCGCCCTTCTCCTGCTCCGCGCAAATGCGTTTCGCCGCAGCAGCAAAATAATCCGGGCCAATCTCTATGCCAATTAAATTTCTGCCGGTATTTACGCAAGCCACGCCTGTGCTGCCACTGCCCATGCCCAAAATACTTCTTTGAAAATCTTGTTCGGTCTTTCTCAGGAGCCGCTCCATTTCCTTTTCCTGCATCCACTCCCGTTTGTCGCAAAACCTGTCGCCAGCGGTATCCGCCAGGGATTTATTTCGTTGGAACGCCTTTGGGCGATTGCGCCGGTCTTGCTGGCTGTTCGGTATGTAGCCGGACGCTGTGCCGTAAATTCTGGGTTTACCCATGCAACGCTTCCTCCTCCGGCGGCGCTGGCAGCGGCATCCAGTGGGTTACCGCATACACAAAATTAGGGCTTGTTTTGCTTTCTTCGTCTAACATTTTGTGCCCATGGCAGTATGTAGTTGCCCATTCTCCATCAATGCGCCACCCTGTAAAAATCCAGCGGTACACTTTTCGCTTTTCTTGGTGCTTCCCGTAAAATTCCGTTTCCCGCACAAGCAAAAGAACATCATCATCTTCATCTGGCAGCCTGTCCTTCACGCTGATCCATTCGCTCATATTGTTTCCTCCTCCGGTAAAACTCCTGCCCACTGCTCAGCCATAGCCCGCGCCACGCCGGGGAAGGTCTTGGCGCGGTTTTTCTGCCGGTCTTTCCCGCCCTTCATAAACCACGTACCGCTCTCATGGCATCCGCAGTTGTACTCCACGATATTCGTTGGTTTAAGAGGCGGCAATCCTTTCAGCCAAAGCCGCGTCTTTTTCTGAACAGGATGCCCAAATTGCCATGGTTGAATTTCCTGTGTATGCGGTGGCATTTTATAAATCCGGCTTGAAACAGGGTTCTCAACCGCAATACGCTGGCAGTCTGCATTCAAAAATTTCAAGAAAAACTCCTTCGCTGCAAGCCCTTTCTGATAGCGTTCCTCGTTTAGTTTTCCTCCTCTGAACAGGTGTTTTGCCCCCGCATTGCTGAGGTATGTACACGGCGGAAACGCCAAAATCATATCCCACCTCATTTTCAGCAATTCCAGCGCGTTCACCTGCAAATGCCATTCAGGACGTACGCCGGAGCGCGGCTCGATATCGCAGGAATAGGCCTCGTGACCAAGCGATCGCAGTTCTTTTGTTACAGCCTGCGATTCCTCACATGCCACCAGTATTTTCATGTTCCTTCCTCCAAGGAATAGATATCACGGAAAAAGTCGACAAATTTATACCCATTCTCTTTTTGCACTTCAACGCAGTATGTTTTATAGGATGGATTCCCACCATAGGAATCGTAGCCAAGCAATCGTCCTTTATAAAATATCCCGCCTCCAGGTGTGACATAAATAGTCGAAAGCATTTTAGGAATGCCAGCAATCAAACGATGCCGACGCTCTGTGCGTTTTCTTTCATAATCCATACAGCAGTGCTCTTGAATGGAGATCGCCGTTT